GGTATATGTTCATGTGTAGATGGGGGTGATTAGCCCCCGCCTTATTAAGCTAACAAACCGTAAGTTTGTAAACGTGTTTCTAACTGGTTTACACGGGCTTGTAAGTTTGCAATAACTGTCAACACAGTTTGACCTTCATCGGCTGAAGCAAAACCAAACGGCGTTGTAGACGTAAGGTTAGCAATAGCGTAGTCAGGTGTCCCTGGTGCTGTAGCAGTAATAGATGTAAGCGCTGTAGTAAGAGCCGCACCTTTAACTACCGGAGATGTGCCATAAAATCCAACAGTACCGCCTGTACTACCAATGGTAACGGCGTTTAAAGTCGTTCCAGGGATAGTAATGGTGCTGTTTTCAATAAGCGCGCCGTTAAGGTACTGATCTTCATACGCCACACCAATAGGTTTGGTATTTGCCATAATTGATTCCTTTTAAATACCCCGCCCCGAAGGACGGGGTTGTCACATTAGCTAATGCGGTATGCAACCCACGAACCGGCGCCGGTCTTGCGTGCGCGGAAATGGGCTGATGTGCCCAAAGCCACGGCAGCAGCACCAACGATTGTCCAGCCAGTACCAACAGCCAAAGTGACTGCGTCGGCTGCGTCGATGTTGATTACAAAAAAGTCAAATGCAGAATTGACTTTTTGTGCGCTAGGCATATCTGCTTCCAACAAAGCAACTGTTGGCAATGTTAGGTTGCCAGCGGTGCCGTCAAAAACAAACAGACCATTTTGAAGTTGTGCAGCCGTTGCGGTTGCTGCGGCAGCCAATGCAGTAGGAGCGCCTTGAACGAACATAATTGCTTCGTCAGATGCGCCTGCGCCGACCTGATAACCGCCTGTGCCATTAGAAAGTGCCATGATAATTTTCCTTAAAAAAAGTTACGAATGGGGGCCGAAGCCCCCATTGATTTAGCCCCAGAGACGGACGGCAGTGACAGGACGGATGGCGTTGTAGCCATACAGAACGTCAATACGGCAGGGGAGACGGTCGTTGTTGATGTCGTACTGACGCACGATACGCAACGAAATACCGTTGTGGACTTGGCGCGAAGCCATGTCAACGCCCTGTGGCAACAACAAGTCAGCCGTAGCAAAGCTAATGGCATCTTTGTGGTAGACCAAGTTCTGTGGGTAGCCTGTGTTGGCAGAACCAACCATTGTCACAACAGCAGAAGCTTGTGGGAACGAATTCACAGTAGCCAAAGCGTTTGAGGCAGTAAACAAAGCAGGGCTGATGTTCAGCGTAGCAGTTGACGAACCAGTTACCGCAGCAGTTACGACGAACTGTTGGAGGCTACCGGTTGACTGACGTGTCTGTGGGTTAACAGCGAACACACCACCAATGGTGAATACGTCGCCCACGTTCCATGTCTTGCTCGAACCAGTAAAGCTGATTGGCAAAGTGGATTGACCTTCAGTTGCGACAGTTGATGTCACAGTGATGGTTGTACCCCAATCGCCGTTCGTGTGGTTGCTAATTGACTGAGACATATTGATCTCATCCAGACCCAAGATGCCCTCACCCATCATGCCGTTTTTAAACTGGCGGCTGATAGTGCCGGTTGGGTTAAACAAGCCCTTCATGCCTTCAACCAGACCAGCGTTAGCAGCAGGGTTAACTGTTGCGTAGCGTGGTGACATAGGTGTGGCAAACTCGTTAAGCTTCTGGTTAGCTTGGAGCAGAACCAAAGAAGTCGAAGGAGTTGTACCTGGTGTGCCAACCGAGTTAGCGATGCCTTTGTACGAAGTTGCGACGTCGGCGTCAACCGAAGAGGCAAGCTGCGAGACGCGAGGTTTCAACACACGCTCTGCGAAGTCATCCAACTGCATTGTCAATTCAGCAGAGGTGAAGTTAACACCAATGTGTTTCTGGCTAGACACAGTCAGCGTTGTGAACTGTTCGTTGTCGGCCTGAACTTGCAGGGCGGCACCGTCAGTCACCAGCGCACGATCGGGCAGGCGGATACGGAGGGTTGAGCCAATCTTGGCGCCTTCAACAGCGAAGGAGTCGTCATACTGGCGGTTGACGTTACGGGTAATCACAAGGTTGTTCTCAAGGATTTCGAGAGCCTTCCGTGTGATCATATCAATGGTTAAGAGTGAATTACTCATTTTGATTTCCTAAAAGTAAGTTAGCGGTTGCGTAGCGCTTCCTGCTTCTTAACCTGGCGTTGCCTTTCAGCTTCAATCCAATCTGACGTACTCATCGTTTTGATAGAGCGTGGATCAGTTGTATCGTATGCGGGCGAACCCGTGCTTCTAGCAGTTACCGGACTAATAGGCGATGGCGCCGAAGATGTCTTTTTGGTGGGCGGATCAGCGGCCAATTTGGCTTCGATTCTTCCAATTTCCTTTGCCTGCAAAAGCGGCGGTAGGCGAGAAATGCGTTCAGCTTCTTTCGGATTAGCCCCAAGGTGATAAGCCAAGTCTGGACCAATATCAGAATACTGAATGGCTTGCGCCATTTCGCTAGTGATTGTAAGTTTGGGGTTGTAGGCGACTTGTTCAAAGTCGTCGTACTTCTCCCGCGCTTTTTCCTCTCTATCGTGATAAGCCTCAATCACCTCTGACTGCTGTTTCTGCTGTTCTCGTTGCGCAACCAATTGCTCGGCTTTCTGGTACGCCAATGCTTCGGCATATTCTTCGGTCGATGCAAACTGATCTGGCACAACAGGTGCAACAGGCGCAGAAGGGGCTGATTGTTGCCTTTCCCTTTCCCACTTACGTTGTTCTCTTGCTAGTCTTTTGCCGATTGCTGCATCTAACTCTTCTTGTGAGAAGGTCTTAGGTGCTGCTTCAGCTTCTTCCGGCGTTTGTACTTCAGAGATTGGGGCTACCGTAGCTTCCAATTCCGGCGCGGGCACTTCCGCTTGGTTTACTTCGTCTGACATTTGTAACTCCGAGGAGTCCTGGTGGATCGCACCAGTACGATTAGTATATTACTTAGACTGTATAGGTGCAAGCACCCACGAAACTGTAGCTTCATCCCAGCCGTACTGTTTACCGTCTGTTGGCTTTGGTACAGGGGCTTCCCATAGCCATGAAGCATTTAATACCCATGAAGGGTAAGGCGCTGGGGCGTAAAACTTATCGTTAAGGGAATCGTATGTATACCCAATCCCTGCGTAGTTTCCACGCAACGGGCGACCTTCAGGGTGTTGATTGCCGTAGGTGTTGTAGCTAGTCTGTATCCACTGACCAGGCAAAGCGTTTACAAAATCCTGTTCTGCAACAATTACTTGCTCAACAATACCGTCAACGACTTTTGCGAAGTGACTCACTTTACTTCCTCTTCTACGGCTGGCTCTACCCAATTAGGATCGTGCGCCCATTCTACCGATGGAAGCGCAGCTAACGCCTCAACATCAACACAAACTTCAATAACGGAAATAGCCTGTGCAGCCTGCACACGAATCTCTTGACGCCATGCAGCCCAATCCTCTGCCACAACAGAACCCGTCTCAAACGCCTTTACAGCCATCCAATCACTAGGCAATAGAATGCTATAGGCTTGTGCGTTGATTGCGTCTACAGCCTGTTTTACGCACCCTGCCAAGTCTTTAGCGATAGATGTGTAGGCAACATCTACTTGCTTGGTATCGGCGTTATACGTTGGAGGTAATTCTGTCACCCAATAAAACTTGTCATCAGGACGCTGTGCGTACACAACATCAACAATGCCAAGTGCTGCTTTCTCAGCAGGGGTAGAGAGGTTGAGCCAATCTTGAGGGTACACGGTGTTGCCGATTTTGAAAGCAATACCTTCAGGCAAAAACCTTTCAAAAGCGTTGTCTTTAATGATTGCAAACATAATTATCTCGCAAGGGAGTTTTTGAAAGGGTTTTCTGCAAAAACGGCATACGCGTATGTGCTACCAGACACGTTCCAATCTCCGTAAGTTTGTCTAATTTTAAAACCGTTTGCTGTGAAATCTAAAGTTGATGCGTTAGCACCTTCAGCGTCTGCGGTGTTAGCATAAAGATATGTACCTACAGGGTTATATGGGTCGCGGGTTCCGTCTAAAAGATTCCAATTTCCAGTTGTGTTTGTTCTTTTTGCCAAAATAAATTTTGGCTCAAACCCAAGGTATACGAACGGTCCATCAGTCGATCCGTTGCCCGTATACGACCCAAATTTGCTAAACCCGTCAATCTCTGACCAACAGTAGGCAACATAGGTGTTGGTGCTTCCGTTTGTTGCGGAAGATGTACCGACACTAAATACAGACGATGTTGGAGTTGTACTGTTCCATGCTGTTGTTTCTGTTGTTGCAGCGTCTGTAGCACTTAGGTACAAGACCTGTGTGTTTGCCAAAGAAGCATGGTAAACCCGCCATGTGAACGTGCCGTTTCTTTGTTTAACAATAATCATTCTTGGCGCAACACCTAAACCATGCCCCACCGTGGCATTTGCACCCGTACCTGTATACGTCACCACACTAAACCCAGCAGTAGCATTAACGCTTACTTGGGATGTGATTGTGCCATTGGTATTAGATGCCGCTGCCCCACCCGCTTTCCAATTCCAAGCAACGTAAGTACCACCCGATGCGTTAATTGAACTAGCACCTAACGCC